TTAAATCAACGCTGCAATAATTACAGCAGCTACAATAGCAAGAGCGGAAAAACCAGTAACGATTTGATTAGTAACCATTTTATCCTTTAATCCAATCACATCATTTTTAATTTTTCTAGTGTCTTCTCCGACCTCGATTTTGAAGTTATTTATTAGTTCTTCATTGGTATCCGATAGTCTATTATAAGCACTTTCGATAATCGTAGATTTGCTTTCCATCTTTCCGACCGAGAAATTAAGAGTATCTACAGCGAGATTTAGCTTACTAATAGTACTATTTAAATTATTAATTTCAGAGTTATCTTTATTTACTAATTTATCAATCTTAATATCTAAACTTCCTAGTCTATTTTCAGTAACGTCAAATTTATCTTTAATGTAATCCTTCGATTCTTTAAATCTAGTATCCATATGTTCTTTGTGCGCTTCGAATACCTCAGTAGTCACATATTTACTCATATCTCCTCCACCTCCACCATCAGAAAACTTAGAAAAAGAACTGAGTATTTCCTCCATTATCATATGATCACTATCGATTCTCTTAGATTCATTATATTGTGAGTTATCAGTTCTATATGAATCGATATGTGATAACTTTTCAGCAGAATTACTCATAATTATTCCTGCTTATCTTCGTTTAGATTATAGCTATCTAGAACATTATGACCCATATATATTTCATCAACTTTTTCTTCGTATTCATTTACTGCATTATTTAAAATATCTCTAAGTTGCTTTGCCATTCGCGGTGACATAATCAGGTCAAGTTCTTCACCTAATCCATCAGGCAAATTTGTTTCTATTTTCACTATGAAGTCATTATCCCCAGTTGCAACAGCTCCACTATTCACATACATGTACCTTGCATTAGTATATGGTCTTTGTTCTGGCATAGACATATTTGGATTTTCCATTTATTTATACCCTCTTTCAATAAGTGTTAATATCAATTTTAGCAGAGATTATAATTTTTAGTAGATAGAACATCTATTCTCATATTTCAGACAAAAAATAACCCCTCTCACCGGCACCTATTCCAGTTTGAGGGGTATTCTTATAGTTGGATTATTTAATTTTATTATGGTTATTCAAACCATATATTGTGTTTGAAATGTTTCGGTATTTGAGAAATGCCGCGAGTGCTATAGCAACTGATTAACTCTGCGTTGTACAGTGTCGGGATTATACCCAGCTTTTCTAAGTGAATTAAATCTAGCGTTACCATTGCCCCACTTACCTGCGATCACTTCACGTGCCACAGTATCAATGGACTTCTTAGCTGGCTTAGAAGGACTTGCACCTAACTTCTTATTGACAGCGTTCTGAATTGTTGTAGGGTTATATCCCGCTTTTCTCAAAGCGTTGAATCGTGCATTTCCAGTACCCCACTTGCCAGCAATGACTTCATTCACAATAGTTGCCGTTGACTTCTTGCTACTTGCAGGTTTTTTAGCCGGTTTAGGCTTAGCTACAGGCTGCTTAGCCGGTTTGCTAGCATTACTATTCAGAGCGTTTAAATGCGCTTTTACACGGTTTCTGAACGCTTGATAACTGTTCGTTGCGTGCATCTTGTGTGGACAGTCCTTGCCGCTCCAGTCGTAGTGTCTTTTCAGTCTATCCATACCCCAACCGTACTGTTTAAGCACATAAGCGATATATAGTGCCGCATTTTCTTCTGCTGCTTTATATCTAGCTGATTTAGCTCCGGAGTAACCGTTATCCATTGAGTGACAAATTTCAATACCAATTGAACGCATATTACCATTACCCATGCCGTCTCCCGCGTGCCAGGCTGTGCGATTAAATGGGATGAGTTGTACTGCTTCTTTATCGTCTATAGCTACATGGTAGCTTACCTGTGCGTTATTACTGTTATGGTACGCTGCTTCGTTACGCGCTGATGCCGTGTTCCCCGTATTGTGGACAGTAATATATAATGGATTCATTGCGTATGGCGCTTTAATACTGTACTTGCTAGTGGGCAACATATTATTTACAATTTTATATGCCATTATTTGACCTCCTCATCGGGCTTGAAGCCTTTAAATTGTGTTTCGTCTGCTTCTTCAGGTTCTTCCACTGGTTTGATATCTTCGCCGACACCGCCGAATTTTTGGTTACGAGTAAGAAGATCGTCACGTTCTTTTTCTGCTTGTGTTTTCTCTGCCATACCTACCACTCCTATTTTTGATATAAAAAAAGACACCTCTTGTGAGATGTCTACTTACGCTCTTTCTTACGTTCTAATACCACTTGTGCTTCTTCTGCTTCCTTGGTGATGTTGTTGTGTTTCCACCATGCGTATATAGCCGATACAGCTAAAGCGATTGATGATACACCTTCATATATTTGTTCTTCACTAAAAGGTAATGGATTATACCCGAAGCTAATTAATGTTTGGTTAATAAGCAATATCAGCAATACTACTAATCTGACGATACCTGCTGTCTTATTGTTTTTTGGATTCGCTATTGTGTCCACCCCCCCCTTAAAGTCCGATTAACCACGGTATAAGAATTTCGACGATACCGAAAATACCACCGATGAACGCGATGAATACAGGCACGAGTACACCAATCCACTTAAGTGTTGAGCCACGCTTACCGTCTAACATCTTCTGCTGATCGGTGATGAATTTATTGTGGTCGCGCAACTGTTCTTCATGTGCAATGATGACCTCGTCAGTTTTCTGTTGTTTATCGCGCATTTCCTTCGTTAAATCAATAATGGCATTCGCCGTTTTATCATTGGATTTAACCACGTGCGTCATCGTTGTTGACAATTCTGTTAGTAATGTTCGATTGAACAAATTGTCGTCCGTCTGCTTACTTGATAACGATTTAATATCCGCCTTAATATCCTTCTCCATCTCTCCCAGCTTATCTCTTAGTTCTATTCGTGTAACGTATGGATTCGTCTTTTCTCTTTCCATAAGTGCGTGCCTCCGTGTAAGAATAGAACAATGTTAAAAAATGCAATGGAGCTGATCTGCAGCGGTGTAAACCCTTGATGACTTTCGATGAAACCGATGGATGCCATCATTAATGCTGTTGTACCGCCGATTAAATTTCCTGCGATAGAGAAGTAATACTTCCTGTAAGTTTGGGAGATGGGCGATATGAGTATGACTGCAGCAGCGAGTATGAATATAATCCCCCACAAATTAAATGGCAGTATTTTATCCATCGTACTGTACAGACTGGAACGCACAACCGATGCTTCGGATGTCGTCAATATTGCGTAGCCGCGTATTGCCATGCTCGTGCTGACAAACACATACAACAGCATTGCTTCAACTTCTATATTGCTTAAGCTTTTTCTTTTATCTATCACACTTGAAACACCCCTTTCTGCATAATAAAAAGCCCGCTGTTATTCCGCAGGCTGTGAATCTAACTCAGCAAGCTGTTTTAAGAGTGCTTCTCGTTGTAACTCTTTTTCAGTTTTAACAGGTGGTATGAGTTCTTCGCCATCTTTGACAGATAGTACACCGTCTTTAAATTGAAGTTTGTCTATTTGTTCAACTACATATTCATCCGTTATAAACATATAGCCTTGAGTTTCCGGTACAATTGCATAACCACTTAAAAAATCTCTGATAGTTCCATCTTCTTCAGTCGAAAGAATAAATAATTTCGTTCTGCCTGTCACCATATCTCCGTTTTCATTCCTCAGAGAATCGTATATATTAACCATTAAATTCACCTCTATTAATTCTAAATAACCCCTTAGCAGACTTATTAACAGTAATTTCTACTCCAGCATATAAACCAACCGTTCTATAATCCGGAACTACTCCATAAATCGCTTGTAAATCTACTCTCACAGTTTGCCAACTCATATTATCATCATCTATACGAACGAAGTAATTACCACTCCCGACAATCGCTCCATCAAAAGTCGTTATATTCACTTGAATTCTCGCTGAATTCACTGGACTGTTCCATGCTAAACCTACGGCTACTCTGAAATCCATAAACCTACCGTGATATTGGTCGTCGATATAATGAACTCTTTGATAACCTGCATCTCCAGTCCATTCCCAATTCATTCCGTTGAAAATTATTTCAGCACTACTATCTCTACCTAGGTAACCGCCAGAATGAAATGGTAATATGTTCGCAACTCGACCACCACGCATTAAACCATCTTCCAACACAACACGTCCATCTTTTCCATATATCGTCATAAAACCTTCACTAACTATTATCCCGTCAGGCGAAATCTCGACATAGGCATTTGGATTCGTTTTACTCCGCATCACAAAATTGCTACCTGTCACATTCAGATAACCGTCTGCAGATTCGATATTCATTTCATTCGTCAGCCACAACGTCCCTGCAAACAGTGCATCAGCGTATATCCCTCGTGCGGTAGCGATAGTCTTTGGTGTACGTCCGCCATCTTGCGAAATGTACCAACCTTCACTATTTACGCCGAATACATGGTTAGGATTCGTTTTGCTAATTGCCTTCATGCCGAAGTCGCCGAATATAATTTCTGAACTTGCTGCGTGAATCGCATTAATCATGTCCATGCCGATTTGTTCTAAGCTGATAATCGGTAGTTTCAACTTACCTGTGAGTAAGTCACGGAAGTTCTTAGACAGACTGTTGATGTTCGCCTTATGTCGTTCTCCGATTGACTGACTGCCGAATGTGACATCACAAGCGATAATATTATCTTTCTCATCGTACGTCGTCACGATCTTGTGCAGACGTATTTCCTGTTCAAGGTTTATCCGTTCATCATGAAGCCACACTCTGTCACCTTTGACCGGCACTGCAATGTCATAAATCTTGCGGACATCGTGTAGAGTCCCTTCGATTGTGACTGCGAGAGATTCTTCAACAGCTTGCGCCATTGCTTCGTCCATTGTGGCGGTCTGCGTTATTCGTCCATCCACAATTGGCGAGCCTTCCCACTTACCGACTACATCAGCCAAAGGATGCGTATATTCACGCTTCAACTTCGCATTATTAAAGTAATCTTCTTCGCCTTCTTCAAAGTCTCCGAAACCTTTAATGTGCGTGAAGTATTCGCTGGCATCAGTCGTGCTTGATACGTTACTTGCGTTCAGCTTGTACTTGTACATGAAGTTCGTATCGTTACCGATTCTGTGGTGCATATACACTGTTCTACCTTGGATGATAAACTCGTAATTGTAACGGTCTAAAATACGTTTAAACAATTCTAATCGGTTTGCACCTTTACCGAATCCCTCGATTGTGACCGACGGGCTGAAATCGACTAATACAAAGTTAAACCCTGTACCATCAAAAACTGTTCTGAATGCACTATTTGCCGTGTGCGAGCCGTCGTTATTTTCATGAATAATCGACTTAGAAAATTCCCAATAAAAAAGAGGCATCGCTCTAACATTTAAGTTAAAGCTATGTCCTCTTGTCTGTTTCTTTATATTCACGGCTTTATAAATAATGTTCTCATAGTCAAATTCCCACAGCTTGTCTATCGTCAGTAAATCGAGATTGTTATTCTTCTGTTGCGGTATCTTCAACTCTAAATCTTCATTACCGTTTAATTCTGACGTGACGATTTTCTTCGCTAAGATAGGATACTCATTATTTTGGTAATCTCTAGCCGTCAGCATTTAATCACCTCATTCCTGTTGTATTTATTCAGACTTAACTGCTTCAAAATCAGATAAATTTCTCCATACATATTTAGCGGTCGCTTTACAAGCTAATCCGCCCACATAGGCTTGCCAGTATGGAGTTGGATAATAATGGTCGAAAGTCCAATCGTTATAACCTCCGCAAGGTATTTCTATTAATAATGTTGCGACATTCCATTGTTCGGCTACACCGTTTGTAAATGAAGAATTTGGCGCTTCAGGGTCATAACGCCTGACTAGTTGATCGTCATTTTCTAATGTCGTCGTCACTAAGTCGAAAAGTTCTTGTGATTTAGCCATTACTTCCGGCGTGCCATAAATCGCTTCTTTTAAACTTACGTGTCTAGGGTAACCAAAATTATGCAAATCAGTCGCAGCGACTACATTGTAATTATTTAATATGTGCATAGCGGCATGGGTTTCTGGTTGTTCTTTATCTACCCAATCCCTATTGATGTCGACAGCATTTTTATTACCTCTTGCAATGAATCTGTTATCAGGGTTTTGGTTTGGAAGGACGATAATACACATATCCATTAACATGAGTGATTTCTCTTGAGTAAATTCACGTACTAATAACCATGCAGCTTCTGCCGCTCCAACTTCGGTACCGTGAGATGCTGCGTTTATATAGTATGCGGGTTTAGTTGGGTCGCCAATGACGGCTGCATAGATAGGGCGGTCTCTAACACTTCGACCAACTTCAATAATTTCAACTAATTCATGTTTCCCCATCTCAAACATAAAGTTATCTCCGGCATCGTTAGAAGTCCAACGACCTGTTATTTCCATGTCTGTTTTGGGAACAGAGTTTCCGTCACCTCTACCACTCTCATTCGTGCCGCCCACTTTTTTCCATTCAAACCATCTGCCAGCTACATTTCTATCTCTTACAAATATTTCTCCTGCTCTATCTGCTATATATGTTTGAGAAATAGAGCCAGATGCGTTTGAAACCAATAATGTGCCGGTTAGCGCATCGCCTGATATATCCGGATAGTTAAGGTTAGATGTTATATGCGCACTATCCACTTGTCTCCATTCTCCAGTATCGGTAATTTCGTTTAAATCTAACTTATTTAAAAAGCTTGTTCTAATGTTTTCATTGATTTTTCTCCACGCCGACCATGAACCGGAATATCTTCTTCTAGTCCAGATTTCCCCTATTGAGTGCATTGTGTAACTCTGTGCTATTACAGCTGATCCAAGGTGTCTAACATTCAAGACACCAAACTGATTACCCGGTGGAAAATTAAGTGCTTCTGTCGCACGTACTCCACTACTAACTGTATAAAACCCTGGCACATCAAGTGAATTGGCGTTTGTTCCAATGTCTAAAATTTTGCCATAAACAATGCTGTCTAACTTACTGTTATTAACTGAACCATCTGCTGGTACTGCATTAATTGGAGTATTTCCAGCCATTTGTTGGAGAAGCTCATCAGACATATATGTTTGATTGAACTTCCCTAAATTTTTATTTATGTCTGCAACCGCTACATTACCTTTTGTCACTTTTTGTGCCAACTGCGTATCAAAATCTTCTATTTTTTCTTTAAATTCGGGAGTTAAATCACTCTTATCAACGTTTCCACTCTTTAATAAGCCATTCAAAGAAGCGATTATTTCAGCATACTCATCAGGTGTCAATTTACCTTCTATTACTAATTTATCAACATTTTTAAATACAGTTTCTAAACGTTCCCAGTTGCTATTGATGCTATTCCGATTATCCCGATTCCATAATGAACCCGTTCTTTGTAGTTTCAAAATCTCACCCCATTAAAAAGAAGCCACCTATAAAAAGATGACTTCTTAGTTATTTGTATAAAAATTTAAACTCAAAATTAATTTCTTTAAACGTTCCATTCAATATTTCAAATTGATTATCTCCAGGCATTAGACTGATAAAACTCCTGTTAGTATCTCGGAAGATATTTGTAATACCACCTAAACTTATAACCATGCCATGTATTCTGAAAGCATGGCCGGCACTTGCACGTTTTAATACAACTTCCTCACCGGTAGTTTTATTTCTTATTGTGAAGTTATTATCAGATTGAACGGCACTGGCGATGATATTCAACATCATACTCTCTGGTTCAACCGTCACGTTACCTGCGTTATACACTGTGAAATTACTTTCAGTAAACCGATAATTCACTTTTTCGTCATCGATATTATCGACCAAGCCGTACTTTTCAGCCGTTGCGGAATAACCGCTGTCATGTAGTTCTAGTGTGGTGTATTTTGATTCCCAGAAGACTGAGTCGAGGGTTCTTAAATTAATATCAAACGAAGCATCATCTCTAGTTAATCTGTCTGGTTGATAACTTTCATCAATTGTCACTTTCAATACTCTTGATGGCACATCTGTTTCTTCAATATAAAAAACGTCATGTAAATCAAAAACTTCAAAAACTGCATTTCTAATTAATCTGTAGTCAATTCTATCGTTTCCTTCAGCTAACAATGTAATTCTTACAGGTCTACTATCATAATTAAAACCATAATTCATCACACCATTTCGTCCTGGTATTGTTTCTGTTTCTCTTGTTTTACTGATTGAACCCACAAAAATATCCAGAGGCATAACGCCGTCTGGAAAAGGTATTTCCCTTAGATTGAGATCATACAATTTAAACATTGATTATGCCTCCTTAAAAACTTGTTGATACTTTAATAGCGTCTATTTCTGAAAGTACATCACTAACTTTTCTGCCATCAATATATAAGTCAGGGTTCTTAGCTAGAATTTTGAGCAATACATTGTACTGTCTTTCAGTTATATTGACTAGATTTTTCATCAATGATACTAATTCAAAATCAACTACTTTACTTTCAGGTTGTTTATCTTTATTACCACCCATCAGGCTCATTGCCTGGAACATTAAATCAATTGCACGACTGCGATTCGTCAATGGAATGACCATCTCCGGCTTGTTACCTTCAGCGCCTTCATAGTATCCGTGTGAGCTGATGATGCCACCATTTTCAAACGAACCTTTATTCGATAAACCTCTCAAAACTGGGAATGGGTTTTTAGCATTAGAGTTACCTGGGGCACCAGGCATGTATTGAGTGTGCAAATGCGCGCCGGTCGTCCAATTCCCTGTGTTACCTGTAACAGCAATACGCTGACCGGCTTTAACGGTGTTCCCTACACTTGTTAATATTTTGCTTAAGTGCATAAACCACCAGTAGTCTCTACCGGATTTAACCTCTATAGAGTTACCACCGCCGAAATCATTCCAAGTACGCGTTACTTTACCGTTAACCGGTGATAACAACGGGTCATAGCTATGCGCAGTATCTAGTCCATAGTGAATACCATTATTAAAGTTAATACCTCTTGGATATCTTCCGAAATGAGCTGTGATAGCTTTTCCAAGAATGTGCGAGCCGTCTCCGGTAGATGACACAGCTTCAAATAGTGATTTAACCTTTTCGATTAAAGGCTCTGTGAGCTTATTCAGCATACCGCCACCGATTTCAGATACCACTTCCGCACCGGGAATGTTCGCTTCAGTCATCAATTGATGAATCAATGCTGCAGGGTCGTCCAAGTATTCGTAAATATCTGCGACCATTTGACCGAATGAATGCGATGCTTCAATTACTTTGTTTTGTCCTGCCAGTGTTGGACCCGTTAGGATTGGTGCTGTCATAAGCAATGAACCGGAACCCATACCCAGTGATTGTAATTCAGGTTTTGATTCACGGTTATTTTTAACCTTTGCCCCTTTAGGAAAGTTCGGCCAGATGACATTTCCATCAACCTTATAACGTTTCTGATTTGGTAGTTCAACGATTTCAGCAGTGTTTGAAACTGCGCCTCCAATACCGTTCCCTGGACCTTTATCACCTAATAAGGCTGTGCCGCCCATGTGGTAGTCAGTACCATTGCTGTATGCAGCGATTGGTGTGTAACCTGTATTCGCTGAATTTTGAGCACGGTCGTTACGTTGTCCGATTTGTGGGATTCTAAAGTTACTGCCTAACGCATTCGGAATCTTGTTGAATTGCTCAATCAGCCAGTTCAAGCCGCTGATAATCGGAGATGTAATGCTGCTTGCAATTTCTCCAGCTTTACGTTTTGCCATTGTTGATATCGCACCTAATGCAGCTTCCATTCCAATAGCGAATAGATCCCATTTACTAAGAATATCTCCGGTTTCACCATCTACAATAATTCCGTGTTCAGATGCTTGAGTTTGTGCAATGGATATTACTTCACCATATCTACTTTCTGCTTTATCTACAGATTCAATGTATTCTCTCTCGGCTTCTGCGATAATTTTATCGGCTTCTTCTGCAGAGATTAGACCTGTCTCATCACGTTGACGAATTGCTTCAGCGATTGTGTCATTCCGTTTCTGTTCAGCTTCAGAAACCGTTTGTTCTTTTGCACTCTTCGCATCTGCAATTAATTGCTTCACTGTTTCTTCAGATGTGGCTAGCTGATTAATTTTCATGCGTTCCAGAATCGTCTGCTGTTCCAGTTCGCCTTGTGACAATGTTTCTACAGTTTGTATATTGTGATTATTTTGCAGTTCTTCAATTGCAATATAATGTTCTTCTTGCAATCCTTCTTCAGTAGCCAGTGCATCAGTGATGATCTGCTGAATACGCTCATTAACTTCTGTCAGATTTTGTTCTTCAGTATTAAAATGTTCTTCTGCGCGCTGAAGTCTATACTCGCGGTCGGATTCAGTAATAGATTCCGTCTCTTCAAGCAGTTCTGTCAGTTTTCCGATTTCCATTTCTCTGCGCTCATCCATTTTCAGTGCAGCTTCATCATGCATAGCCTGGTATTTGGTAACAACATCATCCACCATAGCCTGCGTGACCTCTTCTTGAGAGTAATACAGCGTATCGAGTGCCAGCTTAGCTTCTTCAGATAAATTGACATAGCTGCCGAGGACGCTTTCTGTCGCTTTTGATACATCACCATCAAATACTTCAACGCTTTCTCCGGCTTCACGGTGCATTGCTTTGAAGTTTTCAAATGGTTCTTTAATTTTTTCATTAAATGTATCGCCAATCCACTCAGTCACATTCCCCATGGTTTCGCCGACTTTATTCCTAAAGTCTTCAGTGGACTGCCAAGAGTCACCAAACCAATCAACTAAAGCGTTCATACCTGTAAGATCATTAATTGTATCGAAGAAAATCATTGCAGAATCCCAGGTTAAATCAACCACATTGCGGAACCAATCCACTTTGTTATATGCTAGAGCGAATCCTCCACCGAGTGCAGCGATACCACCGACTACCCATCCAATTGGATTTGACAGTAAACCTAATGCCTTAGCTAATATCCCAGTCGTACCTGCAGCTTTAGTGAAGCCGCCACCAAGCAAACCAAGTTTAGCAAGTAAACCTCCAGTTCCTGATTTACCCGCAACAGCGGCGCCTGCAGTCGTTGCAGTTTTACCGAATGATGCTAATGCTTTGTTCGTTCCAGAGCCAACACCAATAAACTTCAGCAATCCTCCGAATGCCTTTCCAAGCACAGCGATGCCGCCGCCAAGCTTACCGATGATTGTCAGTACAGGACCAACTGCCACAGCAAACATACCTGCTTTAATAATTAATTCTCTTTGCCAGTCGTCTAAGTTTTGATACCAATCGACTGTATCTTTTACAGCATCTCTGACGGATATGAATGTTTCTCTAAGTACAACACCTGTTTCTTTAGCCCAGGCGCGTACATCGTCAGAACGTAGCATATCTAAGAATTCTGCAATGGACATTTTGGACTCTTGGAATACGCCTTCTAGTAAGGATTGTCCGATGATTCCAATGTTTGCTTTCGTATTGGCCACCATACCTTCCCAGGTATTGGCGTATGCTTCAGCCATACCGCCGGCAAAGTCATCCATAACAACTAGGAAGTCATCTGTTGTGATTTCACCATCGGTCACCATTTTTCTAAATTCTTCTAAAGTCACTCCGACATGCTCAGCCATAGCCGCACTGAATCCAGGCATCGTTTCTTCAATCATGTTCAGCTCTTGCGTCATAAGTTTACCGCCACCGACTACGCGGTTAAAGATCATCGCGGTTTCACCAACTGAGCGGTTCATACCGACAGCAGCAGCATCAATAAGTTTCAGATATTTTTCTAGTTCTTCGCCTTCTTCAACACCAGATGCCAATGCACCCGCTGCTGCAGATGTTCCTTCAGCCATGGTCATCATACCGCCCTGAATTGCTTCAGTAACCTGTTCAGATATGCGGTCCACGTCTTCTAAGTCGTAACCCATGCCTTGTAGCTGTGCACGTGCATTATCCACACCGACTAAGCGTTTCCAACCGAATGCAGCGACAACACCACTTGCGGCCGTCACAATACCTGCAACAGGCAATGTGATGTTTCGTGTCAATGAATTACCGACTGTCACCGCCATACCGCTCACATGTTCAAGCTGATTCGAGAATCCAATCACAGCATCACCAGATTTAGTCCATGCAGAGTTGGCTATCGATTGCTCTATGTGCATATCTTTCATTTCTTGAGTATAATACTCAACGCTTCGAGCAAGCTTGTTGTAATCCGTCTCTGCACGTTTTAAAGCAATCTCAGCATTGTCCATCTCTTTACGATTTTGACTGACTTCTTCATTCACATCAGCGAATGCACGTTCAGCTTCTCTGAGTGCCAATTCAGCTTTGACAAAGTCGTCAGCAGTTGCTTCAGTCGAGTGTCCAAGGTCGTCTAAGGACTTCTCTGCATCAGTGATGCCTTTAGCAGCTTTGTCTAATGTTTTTGTGCTGACTTCGTATTGTTTGGATAGTGCTTCGTATGATGATTTATTACGGTCTACAATGCGCTCCTGTACTTCCATTTTGCTGCTCAGTCCGCGTATTGTGGAGTCATAACGGGCCATAGAGCGTTCTCCACGGTCAAAGGATGACAGTGAGCGGTTCATTTCGCTGTTGACTCTGCCCATCGTCCGTCTTAAACCTGCTAAGCCCTGATTAACACCTACCGTATCCAATCCAAGCTCTATACTAAAACCCTTGATTACTTCACTAGACATGTTTAACCTCCTTCCTTATAGATTTTTGATGAAATCAGCGCCATTCATTAAAGTATTGTCTTGTGTTTTTTTCTCCTTATCAATAATCAATTCCATCAATTTCTCATAAGGTTGTTGATTTACCTGGTTAATGGTCCATCCGAATTCCCGCATACAATACCTGCGGATTTCATCTAGATTTGCTTTAAATTCATCTAATGTCAGGCTTTTTTCTTTCCCTCTGGTTTATCCTCTTTATAGTCCGATGGTGAGATTTGTTTGAAAATACCAACAATCACATCATCTAGTTTTTCTGAATCTATCCCTGTTTTGAATTCTTCAACAGAAAAAGCATCATGATCTTCAAATAATTCTTTAATGTATTCAATCTGTCTATTTCTAATACGTTTTCTGTATGGAAAAAAACTGACTGCCTTTGTTTTATCTTTCTGTAATTCATCGAAATATTCTCCTTGAATATCTCCGAGTTCGTCTTGAAAATCCTCGAATTCTTCAAGTTCTAATACGTTTGTATTGGGTCTTTTCAAAGTAACGTGTTTGCCATCTCTTTTTAATTTCAGTTCGATTGCCATGTATAATCATCCTCTTCTTTTTTTAAATCAAATAAAAAAGAGGGAGCAATGCCCCCTCTTTTATTTATCCTTCTGGTAATACTGGAACGTTCGGGAATACTAGCGCTTCAAATGCATCGTATCCTTCTGTACCAATGTGCTTACCAAACGTACGACCTTTACCGTCAATATCTCTATCTTGCCATGAACCGGATAGTGTCGTATTGGTTGGTGGTGTTGTTTCCTGTGTGCGTGTGTTCAGCGCAATTTCGTTCTGACCGAACATACCTTTCGTTAAAGCGAAGTACATCGGTGTACCATCCACATCTTCAGTTTTCGCAATCATTGCCACATACGGCGGATCAGTATCTTCTCCAACCCATGATGTTGTACCATCCACGTCACGGCCGAGGATTTTATCGAGATCAGCTTGAGGCGGGTTAAACGTTTCAAACGTATTCGTTACAGCGCCGGTACCTTTCTTACTAATCCATACACGCTTATTGGATGCATAGACCTCCGTTACTTCTTTTTCTAGCCCTGTAATCGTCATGTTAACCGTACCGCCATCTTCGTCTTTCCATACAAATACTTCTTCGATATTTTCGCCGGCAGCATCAAAAATACCAACTTTAACTTCTTCAAAACCTACATATGCCATATATAATTCCTCCTAAATAATTGGTTTTTTGTAATACATTTTTTGCGGTATGCCAATGTAATTTTTAGATATTAAAAAACGCCCGGTTTCTTCGAAATATGTTTCGAGTCCGTTGCGTTCTTCAGTCATATTAAATTTATGAAACATTACCGCTCTCACTTCATCAGCGACCGTGTTGACATCATCGTAATTCGTGCCCTGCACATCAATCTGCATATGCTGACGTTCAGCAAGAAAGTTATTGCTGACAGGATGCTCTGCAGTACCAGGCATCACTGGAGTGACAATAATAAATGCGCCACTTTTATCTTTCGGTTCGATAAAAGAGCGCATACGTTTTTGTACTAGCCGTTGAATTATTTCTGATTTTTCTAATTCCAGTATGATAATTAATGGGAAGTTCATATTATCCCAACTTTCTTCGGACTCTGTGGAAATATACTGATTCACTGCTGCGTAAGGCACGGGCAATTGCACCGACACCGCGCGGCATGTAACGCTTACCATCGCGGGTATAACCTTTTTCATTTAAATGAATTAAGCGATACCGTTGCTGCGGTCCTTCCCAGTAAATGAATACGCGTATCTTTCCACCCTCTGTGCGGATTTCAGATATTTTCATTTCATCTTTGGATGCACCTGTATCTGCGAACTGTTCAAAGTTTCTCTGCATGTGTTGGTGTACAACACTCGCTCCATCTTGAACAGCTGCCCCAGCTTCTTTTTCAGACACCTGTTTAACTTTACGGCTGATTTCATTCATCATCTGTTCCATACCAGTGATTTTAACGCTCATGATGTGACCGCCTCCCCGATTAGCACTGAAAATCGATTATCTGTGAAGTCCGGTTGAACACTTTTGATATTAAATTTCTTAGTATCATCGTTATCTACTGTAAAATACATCGTGTTATCGATATTTACCGTTTTACCAGGTTCACGTATTGTAACTGTCACATCATTTAATGTGTTATTCGTTTTGGCAATTTCTAAATCTTTCAGCCAGACATTATCAATGTTTGCATAGCAGCTGTAATACTCCGTGTATTCATCGCCACCCGGCATATAGCCGCCGTCATCTTTTGTATAAATTGTGATTCTATTCTTTAACCTGTTGAAGTCCCTCATTCGGAGCACCTCCGCTTGCAATGGCAAGTTTTGAAACGATGTAATCGAGATTAACATTCGTTTTTTCTGTGGACGCTCTATCTTCAAAGTGACGGGCAACAAGTATTTGAATTGCTAACTTATATAAAGGGAATTGTTCATCCCCATTTTTAAACTTCCTGACACCTGACGTGAGTAGCTCAGACTCAGCACCTGCAATCAATGCTTCAATTACAGTGTCCTGATGATTGCCATCTACATACAGATATTCTTTCATTTCTTCTTTAGTGACTGAGTTTGCCATGCTTATTCACCTGCTTCCGCAAGCGCCTTTTCAGCATTCTCCTTGCCTTGTACTTTTTCTCCGTTCGGCAGTTCGTAGTATCCTCCGCCAACGTGTTTCAACTGATCAGCAGTTTCCGGTTTAACATTTTTCACTCCTGATTCAACTTTAGGAATCTCTACTTTTTCAAGATAACCAGCATCAGTTAATTCTTTGACACGTTTTTCATTGCCTTTAAATTTATGCCCACGGTAGAATGCTTGTTTTTCTTTCTTTCCGTTGAATGATTTAACAACTTTTCGTTCAAAAGTTCTTTCAGCCATAATAAAACCTCCTAATTTAATTAAAATAAAAAGCACCTTAACGCAGGTGCTAAGCGAGATATGGACCACCATGCCTTTCTGGCTGATGAGCCACTGCAGAGTAAATCATATGACCACTCCTATATCTATTTTATTTTCTTTTAAGCTTCAGGAAGTGCACCAACATTCAAGATTGCGAATGCTTCAGTGTCTTTCGGAGCGCCATCTACAATAGCGTATCCCATGTAGTCTGTAAGTCTTTCACGTACATGGTCCTCTGTGTACATAGTGATGTCTTCGTTAATGTTCGCTGTGTAGCCTTGCTGTAAGTTACCGACAAGGATTTCTCCTTCAGGAATTGCTACATCTGCAACAACTGATACTCCTAGAATACGACCGACACCGCCATTGATTGCATCAGCCATGAATAATGGACGACCGACACCATCAACTAGGTTTGCAAGTACATTCCAGATTGTCAGGTTGTTAGCATAAATCGTAGAACCTGAAGCATAGACTGATTTAACAGCTGCACGCAGTTTTGTTAAGTCTCTATAGCTGAGTTCCCCAGGGCTTGCTGCTGCAATCACACGTGGTGTGTCTGCTTCTGCCATAAGTGCTGTTTTAATTCCAAGCGGCTCAGGTTTTTGCCCCTCTGTAAGGTTATTAGAACCAAGTCCTTGATAAACCGCGTAAGATAGTGCTTCACCCATCTTCGTACCGATTTCTCTCATGATATAAGCGATGAAGTCTTGAACAGACATTTTCTTAAGTTTCCAAGATACCTGAATTGCTTTCGCAAGTTCATGCCCTTTAAGATCCAGAGAAGCGAATTTAAGTTCGTCAGTCTCCACAACTGTTGCTTCGTCGTAGAATCTTGCTTTCTCACCAGCTGAGCCTGTGAGGATTGTTAAATCACCGCGTACACGCAGCTTGTTCACTGAAGACCATAACGCTGAAACTTCTTCCGCTTGAGTCCAAATGCCGTCAGAAATCGTTTTAGGAATAAGGATTTCACTGTTTTGAGTTGTGTGTGTAAAATCACGGTACTCCGTATTTACTTTATCCATTAATGAGCGTTCTTCTTGTGATAGGTTTTGTCCCATCATTTCTTTCGCCCATGCATCACGGTACTCAGTAGTATCAACTGCTTCTGACCAACGTAGCTCTAACACGTTATTCTCTTTCGTCTGACGACTCTCCGAATTATCCGAACCGCCCAGGATACGTGCTTCAATGTCTTTACCATCGTTTAATTTACTTGCAACTGCAGCGCGTGCTTCCAGTCCTCTTTCCTCTTTGTCAAGCTCGTCAATCTCAGTGTTAAGCTTTTCGAAGTCGATGTCTCCACCAGCTTCAACCTGACTTCTGATCTCTTGTTTACGTTCTAAAATTTCTTTTAATCTTTTATTCATGTGTAATGCCTCCTAATTTAAGTTTTAATAATAGTTTTTCGCGTTGTTCTTGTTTTTCTGCTTCGGCTCTCTCCAGAGCTGCTTCCTTCTCCCTCTCCAGTTCGAAGAAACTGCGAGCATTAATCGATGTGCCGTCATATGCCGGTAGGTCCACCGCAGCGACATCAAAGAGCTTGTCTATCTTATTGATAGCACGTGTCCTTGATTCTCTGTCGTAGGTGTCTTCCAACACAGTGAAGGCAAACGACATCTTATCAATGTCTCCACGCTTGATAAGTTTGTACAGGTCATTCCCTGTAGTCGTGTCTGCCAGCTCGGCGCGGATGAATAGTCCAAATTCATCAATTGTGAGCTGAAGCGTATTATTACGTGTACGCGCCATAATCATCGTTTCGTTTGAATGATTGTACTTAAAAGGAACATCAGATAGATCGGCTCCATCTAATGCGCCCCGTTTAATGACTTCTTTATATTCATTTCCAAATTCATCGGTCCAGAGAACGGTCGTTTCTTCAAATCTGAGTGCATAACCTTCCACAATGAGTTTATTTTCTTCTTCAACTGCTTCAGGGAGCTGCACGTCCATGCTTCTAACGTTCTTCGTCCTCTTCATCGTCTTTTGGTTTTCGTTTGTTCTTTTTGTTTTGACTGTCAATATCCTCATCCCCTTTCAAATCAGTAATATCTTTATTAATATCGTCAATGTCTCCAATTCCGCCGCCCTGGTAGGTTTTCGCTTGTTCTGAATCGATAAAGTTAAGAGACTGCATAATTTCGTCTCCACCATCAATGGCAGACAAGTTAAATATTTCTCTGACTTCATTTTTCTTGAGTACTCCGAGCGGTGCCAGGTACTGTACCAATGCAATTTTCGTTCTGACAGACGCATACTGTATTCGGTTTGAATCGAATACAATTTCGTTTCCATAACCAATTTCATTTTTTGTAAATACTTTATGTGTAAATTCCTGCGACATCTGAATACTGATTGGTTCCAGGACACTTTCATAGAATGCGTTCCACTGGTCCTCATCGTAGTCGGAGTTCACAATTGATGCACTGACGTTAAAGTACGAGAGCAAATCATCTTCAAAGAACTTCATTTGTCTCTCTGTCGTCATCTTCGCTTCGTTATCCAGCGGAATATAGTCAGCTTTAGTATCCAGTGCAGCAACACCTGAGCTGTCGTTGATGTCCATATAATCAGCAATGAATCGGTCTCGATGCAGTTTTACATCTTCTTCTTTAAGCATCGTATTATATTTCAAAATACCGCGTAAGAATGTAGATTGTTTCACAGCATTGACAACTGAATCATCTGATGTCTGAATCACATCAATTTTATTTTGAATCGGAGTATTGCTTGAACCTAGAATGTCATGATCGTTAAAATAACGTCTCAAGTGAATAAAATCATCGTAATGCGCTGTGAGTTTATTACCGTTGGCAAATTGAAATTTGATGTATAACTCTCCACGGTATTCCAACAGCTCAAAGTGATTGCTGTTTAGCGGATGAAATCCAATCACTTTACCATTTTCATCTCTGTCTATATAAATAAATGCGTTGTTCTTCAACAGCATGGTTGTAACGACTTTATAGAGCATGTCGTAGGCACTCATAAAAGTATTCGGCCGAATGCTTAACAGCTTTGTAATGCTGTCATTGTGATATACGGCATCGTCTGCCGTCCGTCTGACATGTTTACCGCTCAATTTAGCTGCGTTGGTCGCAATCGTATGAATCGATTTTCTTGCGGTGGCAGAATCATAGGGATCGAGTACTTCAGTAAATCTCGGCATATAATCATTCATCATTTTGAATTGAGTCTGACCGATGTAATTATCAATTATTTTTTTCTGCGTTTTAAAAATCTTGTCGAAAATACCCACGTGTTCACCACCCTTAAGAAATTAGATTTAAGTACTCTTCCTGTCGTCTGTCCAATACCGTGTATGCATTGAGCATTGCTGCAGTACCGTCAATACGTCTGCGTTGATTCTTGCCTTTATCAGGCTGTATGTTGCCGTTTTTATCAATATCTACTGCGGTGTTGGTTAAGCACCACTTTGTCACCGGGTTATTATCATAAATAACAAGTTTGTTATCTAAGTCAGCAGCCAGCTGTTGCATCGGTCCACTCAATGTGCGTTTACCTTGCATTACTTTCTCCATGGCATCTTTACCATTGCGCCCTTTCATGTCTTCAACATAATATTCAGCACTCCATGCATCGTAGCCGTGCCAAGGGAAGTAAATATCATATTCTTCTTTAATCTCATCAAACCAGTCAGCAACGAATTTATAATGCACTTTGTTACCAGGTGTCGTTCTGACATAGCCAAGTTCAATCCATTTATCGTATGGGACTTTATCTTCTTTAACTTTTGATTCAACTAAATCTTCTGGAATCCAGTACATATGTTTAAAGTACAGGTGTTCATCTCCAGGTAACTTAAACAAGAAGCATGCAGCTGTTAAATCCACATTGCTGGATAAGTCACTGCCACCTATCGCATACGATGGACGAATTTCCTCTAAATCAAATTTTGTTTTATTATCAGCCTGCTCAAATGTGAGCCATGCTTCAGATGAAGTTGCACGAATATTAAAATCCTTTGTCAGTAAGTTAGATACCAGCAAAGGGTTGTTTTTCGCTTTATTCACTTTTGTCCGGAGCTGATCTATATTCTTGATTGTCCCAAGTCCCGGATTGGCTTTCTTCCATGTGGACTCATCGGTCCATTCCTTTCGCTCGTCCAGCTCATAGATGATTGGCAGAAAACTTTCGTTTTCATAACCTTCTTCATCTTCATAACCATTAATGATGTTTTCAGCTTCTTCGTATTTAATATCATAAACAGCTTCCCGAACTGAGCCAGCTGTGGTAATTGCAAATATCATTGAATTGTCACGCGATGATGTCCCATCGTATATAACATCGTATAAATCAAGGAATTTCCACGCGTGTATTTCATCCATCGATGCACCATGCACGTTTAAACCGTCTAATGTCTCTGAATCACGGCCTAGGGGCGTAAATGTTCCGTCATTAAAATCAGAGGACATCTCAGCCACACGTGTTTTAATTACTTTGGACAGCATCGGTGACTTCTTAACCATTCTCTTTGCTTCGTTCCATACAATCTTCGCCTGATCTCGTTTAGATGCGACCGCATATATCTCCGGACCGCCCTCACCGTCAGCAATCATCTTATATAATGATTCTCCGGATGATAATGTAGATTTCCCATTTTTACGAGCCACGACCAGGAGTACTTCTTTATGCTTCCTGGTGCCGTCAATTTTATCGATAAACCCATAAGCAGCTGCAATAGCTGCCTTTTGCCACAATTCTAATTCAATCGGCTGTCCGGCCCATTTACCTTTCGAGTGTTTACAAAACGATTCGATAAATTCAATGGGATGATTACCGCGTTTAGGATCATACTTATATTTGCTATCTTTATCATGAATGATTCGGACCAATTCTTTATATACTTTATAAACTTTGATTGAGACGACTTCTTCACCGGATTCAATGCGATTAAAGTATTCGATAACCGGGTTATAATCTATAGGGTAAGTTTTAATAATCTCATCAAATTCTTGAGCATTTAACATCAACTTCCCCTCCTATCAACGAAGTTTTGCATCATTGACATAGGATTTAAGGCTTCTTTTGGTACTTCTTTCGGGAGATGAGCGGCTAACTCACGGATAATCTTCTGATAGTTAGAGTTCATTGAATTATAGAGTTGAGCCGTTGGTCTTTGCCGTTCATATGGGATCTGATTGTCAGATTGACTGAACATTTCAGTCGAACCATTCTCAAGTAAATCTTCTTCCATGTCTTCGAGCGAAACCCGCATGAATGCTGCTCTCTTTAATAATCCCTCGACCATATATTGATTCTCTTTTGGTAACTCTTTAAAGCTTCTTCTTAATCTGTTGTACTCCAATTTAATACGTTGTTCTTTTGTCTTTTCCGTGGCCATTTCATCACCTCTTTTCAGCCATAAAAAATACGCTGCCGGAGATTCCGACAACGTTTGGGGGAGGGGGGTCATGCGTGAGGCCCGTGTGTGATTTGATTGTCCCCCTCACCGGTCCCCTGTGGTCCCGGTTCGATTTTTGACCTGGGGGGTATCAATCTATTCTTCAATGAGATTTCCTTCATCATCGAACATGAGTCCTCGTCTAATATTCTTTTTCCATTTCGATTTCTTTCCAGTTGCTTTCTCATCATGCTCAGCATTATGACACGCGTGACATAATGATTCTAAGTTATTTAAATCTAATGCCAACTGTATATTATCTGTTAGGTAAACGATGTGATGTACTACATCTGCTTTTTTTATTTTATTTTTCTTATAACACCGAACACATATACCATTGTCTCTGCTCAGTGCCATCTGCCTGAGCTTCTGCCATGCAGCCTTACGATAGAACCAATCAAACTGTTGCGGCTTCCTATCAGATCGTGACGAACCATAAGTATAATCCTTACTCATTGCCCGTCACCCTTTCTAATAAGACTGTTAGTAATGATGGTGCTTTAATAATATGTGTGCTGTGTGTGAGGCAGCAGTAATCATTGCGTGTGTGTGTTCGCACGTTCTCTACTACAATAATAACAGTGATAGTAATAACAATCGTTCAGACTTTGTTCATAAATAGTTCAGCAATCGTTCAGATATTAAACATTATCGTTAACTATATAAAAATCATAGGATACAATCATGTTATTAAATGTGTGAGGAGAATGTGTAGTGAATAAGTATTATTCCGAAAGTATGGTATCTGCTATGCAAGCAATGAGTGAAGTAGAATCAATAGGTAATACTGCCAGAAGAATTAGCGATGAGTATCAGAGTCAAATTAGTAGAGCATTACGACCAGTTATGAACCAGGCAGCATTTATGCAGATAGATATTAAGCCTATGAGCTTTGACCTGTCGGCAATTAAGATGCAAACACAGATGAATACCTCTATAGCTCAACAGATGAGAGAGTTAAGTATGGCGATGCAGCACCCAGCATTAGAAGCGTTTAAAGAATTATCAGTTACAAATGATTTCTTGACCCAAATGAATATGCGAGAAATCTTATATAAAGTATCGACAATGGAAATTGATGAAGACATGTCTCCAAATGATGTTCAAGTTGTTAGTGAATATAATAAGTCCGTCTTGAAGTCCTCAAGTATTGCGGCTCATGAAGTAGCCACTATGTCTGTTTGGACTTATACTGCATATCAAATTATGAAAGACCCTAATCTTTTGGATTTATTTATGATTGTATTGGATTATATAGTTAGTAATGGAGTTTTGTTAATGTATAAAAAAGACGAGGATTAACCTCGTCTTTATCTTCAATTAGTTCAATAAGTCATCTAATCTTTGGTATTGATTCAAAGTATTCTCGAAAAGCTTTGGCAGCTGTCTCGACTGATGTGCTGAAGTCTCGTAGTGCTATCTCAAATGGAGATTCCTTCGGATTCATATCCACGATGTGATGACCATCAACTATTTTTATTGAGTAATTCATTTCTTCTTCCCCCTGCTTTTTAATATTTTATCCGTCACAACAATTGCGAGTGCGAACATTGTAATTTGAATTAGTGTGGTCATTACACTTCATCCTCCTGCAAAGTTATTGATATGTGGTAGTTTGTCTGTTTGATATTCAAGTAATCACTAACGGATACCCTTGACGATTTTACGGATATGTTTTTGTTATTTTTAACTTCTTTGATAATGTGTTCTAACACTTTCAATAATCCTTCATCTCTATCATTCATCACTTCATCCTCCACAATCTATAAATTAGCACTACTACCACAAGTGAGCCTGCCAGTATTACATACGGTGCTGCGTTGAGTAACAGGATAGTCCATGTGTAGGCGGTCATACCATACTACTTCCGTCATTCAACCACCTGTGACAACTTGTACAGTAATATTGAGCGATACCATCAACTGTATAAGCCGGTTTCAAGCAATCATCTGATCCGCACCACTTACACTCCCAAGATTCCTTTCCATGAACATCACTGAACAATCTTTCCTTACGACGTTTCAAATTTGCTAACGTGTCAATCTTCTCTTTCTGACGTTCCAGTTCAGCGATTTCCTTTTCTTCTTCTGCGATTTCTTTGTCGATGCCTGATTTAGGTTTCCAGTCCCTTTTAAAGAATCCTTCGATATCCCCTGTGAAATGACCGTCTTTGATATTGAATAACAAAGCCCAAAAATTATAATTCGTAATCGTTCTCTCTCGCAATACTCTACCTTCTTTTATGCTGTTGTATTGGTATTTCTTAGCGTTGTACAAAATTGATGAAGGAACTACCCAAAATAAAAATAGTATGAATATCACATCCAGTAATATACTCATTCCCTCGCCCCACTTTCATATAATGTGAAATATCCATCAGCATCTACTTCTGTGTGATATTCTGTTGCCGTCCACAGTGATGTTTGTATTATCGTCATACATTCGTTCGGACATGTATGTTTAATTGCGATTTGTTCTGACAGCGGATTGATTGGTGCAGCTATCATCTCACTTAAACATGCTTCACACTTCATCACTTTCATCCCCCATAATCTTTATTAGTTTATCTAAGTACGCTCGCGCCTTCTGCAAGTCCTTCAGCGGCTGTCCCTTTTTATCGAACCTGGTCACGTACTTCAATACATTGATTCTATGCGAGCCGATGAGCTGCTCTTTACTGAATTGCCTTTCTGCAAATCCGATCACATCAATACCGCCACTGTGATAATGTGCAGGAGTGTTGATATCGTCATGTGGTTTATTTATTCTGTTATCGCTCGCCATTACTCTTCACTCCTCAATTCATATTCCAGCTGCTCAATTTTCTCCGCTGCCAGGCTGTAATCTTGCTGAAGCTCTGTATAGGCCTCCTGCCATTTACCGGCTATCTCTAATGCTTCTCCTGTCATGTGTTGAGCTTTCTCAAAAAAAATACCTTGCACTACCATGGCGACTATGAGAAGTGTAATTAAGATTGGTGCAAATAACTCTTTCATTCAATTCACCCCAAGTTACCTTTAATTTCATTGATCAGCTGTTGCGCCCCTGCTTCGCTCAGAACAATCTTTCCTCCGGCGAGTGAAAAATTATTTTCTGACACTTCTCCGGTGATTAAACACGTAGAGTCCGGCTCATACTTACGTAAGATGATACTTCCTGCATCAACAAATATTTCTACTGGATCCGCAATATCGATTTTCATCGTTCTTCTTAATTCAGCAGGAATGACGATTCTGCCAAGTTCATCAACTTTTCTTACAATGCCTGTACTTTTCATTTAATTGTCCTCCTAAAATAATGATGGCTGCTGATATTCTACTTAGATTGTAAGACGATACTGACCGTTATCGTATTGCGTGAACTTAATCTGCTCACTCTTTTTTAAATCTTTGTTGTACACTTTAACGATTGTTTCAATAATTTTAGGTATCGTATTCAAAAGCATTAATTCATCTTCAGTAACATTAATCGCAGTGACTAATCTTTTTGTATCTGCACCTGCATCATAAATATTTTTAATTGCCGATATGATTTTCCCTGTCGGTTTTTCCATTCTGAATCGCATAATTACATCGTCCGCAAATGCATATGCATCATCTTCATGCTTAACCTCGAATAAACCGTACTCTAAAATTTTAGCGACTGAGTGTACCCTTGAATCTTTCGACGTACCTAGTATCCTCGTTGCTTGCGCCCACGGCATCTCTGTATATTCTTTAAACTCTTTTAACTTCTCGTAATTTTTATTACCTTGCTTGATGTGATATTCAACGTGCTGCGGTGTCGTCCACTTAACTACGTCGGAGTTTGCTTTTTGTAATGTATTTTCTTTCATATCTACTTGAATGATGAATTGCACTGGTTTACCTGTCTTCTGGTGTGCTTTAAGTCGGTGCTGACCATCTACCACGTTCATATCTTCATCTACAATCAAAGGTGGGAATGTATAGCCTTGCTTGATTGATTCGATTAATCTATTCACATGATTGGTGCTAATATCTCTGTTTTCTTCTAAAAAATTAAAATCCTCATAATCTGTAGTTTCATAGACGCTATAAGCCACTGGATATACTTTAGTATTCATTTACTCGTCCTCCTCGATGATTTCAAAATATCTTTCAAACGTACTCTCACTCTCGAATATATATTTTCGTTTTTTGTGACTTTTAGGATTGATACAAATCATCCAGACCGGCATCCTTTGGAAGTGCATGACTCCCAGGAGCAATGATTTCCCCATTACACTAAACACCTGATATTCATCGCTTATTCTTTGAGCAATTTCTTCCGTGATAAAAATCGCTTCTAAGTTTTTATTCTTTGCTAATGAGTGTTCTCTAATCCTTTTGAGATTTTTCCATGTTTCCATGCCTTTTTATCCCCTTTCAGTTCTCTTTATCTATTGTTGTGATGAACTGCCCGACTGCCTGAAATGCTATGTGCCATAAGGTTTTGTGCATTACTGTCAAATACCAGTTACACGTTCGGCTCGTTATGATGAATTAATACTAAAAAGAGAAGCTATCTTTCGGTAAATCACTTAAAAGTAATTCATCTGCATGATAGCTGTGCTGATCTCGTCCTGCGTGATGCCAATGTATTTGAGTGTCTCGGACTGACTGCTGTGATTGAATATCTTCTGTAGTGTGACAACGTCCTTCGTCTCTTTGTAGTAGTGATAACCAAACGTTTTCCGCATCGTGTGTGTACCTAATGCTGCAAGCCTGAAGTAGTTCTCAAGCTCCTTGATGACCTTGTAAGCCATGCTTCTGCTCAACGGTTGATTGATACCTTCACGGCTCTGGATGATAAACTCATAGCTCTCCATGCCGTCTATATACTTCATTAGCGGTCGTTTAAGTTTGTTGTTTAACGGTATGACACGTTGCTTGTTTGTTTTCTTTTCTCTGATGCGTATTTCATTTTTATCAATATGTTTGACCTGGAGCAGCAGGATGTCTGATATCCTTAAGCCGGTATACAGTCCAATGATGAACATGATGTAATTTCTTTCATTCGTCTTCTCTAGGTGCTTCACAACCATTTCTAAAGTGTTTGGATCTCGTATAGGTTCAACAAAGTTCAATCCTTATACACCTCGATTCCAAGATAGATGGCGAGCTGTACAATCGCTTCTTTCTTTACTTTGTAATAATTGGTCTTGCTGATATTTAAATCCAGGTACACTTCTGTATCTGAGCATCTATTTAGATATATTTTTACGATGATATAACGATATGTTGCCGGCAGTGTTTCAATGACTTTAGTAAATTCATCCATCACACGCTCACGCTTTTGCATGAGTGCCTGTCGCTTAAGATTTTTATCAGCAGCTGACTCAATGGTATTAAGCGTTCTATCTGTGGCTGGCGGTATAAAACTGAATCCTTGTGTGACTGATGGCTCATTCCTTGTCGGTTTCAATGCCAGCAAGAAATTGTATTCGTCAATGTATTTGAGTACGACTGATTTAGTTCTATCGAAATCGATATACTTTGTACTTAGCGACAGCACATGCAACACTCCTTATATTATTTAATCGATAAAGGCTACTGCTTCTCTGACTTCTTGCCGAGCAGATCTTCGACCTGCTCTAATATTGTTTTATCATTATCCCCAGGGCGTTCTGCTGAACCATTGCTGACTTGAGTCACTAGGGATGCACCTTTAAATCGGATTCTTTAACGAATGAACCATCCCTTGTTTCGCCTTTTCTATCTTTAATTTCGTCATACGCATACTGTAGGCAACGTTCCAATGTCCACCCATGTTGTTGTGCCAATATTATTAAAGTGACCACTGTATCGCCTATACCGTCAATTAATGCTTCTTTGTCTTTACGTAATAATGCAGCTGCTATCTCTCCTGATTCTTCCCACACCTTCAGTGCTTGTTTGTCCGGATTTGCATGGTGCAATTCTTTATCCATTGACCATTGTTCTACTTGCTGAATTAAGTTATTCATTTTTTCTTCCTCCGATTAAATAAAATTATTGTTAAAATATAATACGTTGCGGCAGCTACAATGATTTGTATTGCGAGTGTCGATATCATCTTTTCCGCCCCGATCTGATTAATATAATTGCGCATATGATAATTCCGATTAATGTAATAACTGCAACTATCCACGGTAGTAACAATGTCCAAGCTAACGCGCTCATACGGTTTCTTCTCCATTTTTTCTTATCATAAATTCTATATCTTCTTTTAGATTGTGTACTTCGTTCGCCAGTTCTATACCTGGTAACTTTCCCAATTCATAAATCGTGGATGCTTGATAAATTTATCTTCCAGTTGTACTTTCTCCTGCATGATGCACCTGCTTTCTTTTAATGGACTCTGAGTACAAAGTCTTCTTTACGCTCTGCAAGCTTCACTGTGTAGTCGCTGCAGTCGTTTTGTAACTGTCTGCCGACTGCAACAACAAATTTCTTATCGTAAAATCCTTTGGGATATTCTTTATATATCGGCCAGCCCTGGTGCTTGATGAGCGCCATGCATTCGCCTTGGATGGCATTTGGTGTGACTCTCATGGCCCTAGGTCCCACATATCCAGTTGACCGAGTTCGGTTTCTTCTTTCAGTCCTCTGACCTTTTTCCAGTCGTCGAATACTTCAACAGGTACTTTTGAATTCGGGAACAATGCGTTGACGTTCTACATTCTTACCGCCACAAGTTCGTTGCCCTCTTCATCTTTTGTAATGTGTACATCGCCAACAGGTTTTCTGTGATGATCATAAAGTTTTCTAGTCATTCCATCGCTCCTATACATAGTCGAATAGTGAAATTTGTCCGGCTCCTTCAAGCTTGTCTGCTTTTGTTGAAAAGTCCGTCACATTATATTTCTCTTCCATTTTTTCTTTCATTTCTTCAAAGTCGTTAAATTTATATGCGGCAAACTCATACGTGTAATCAATCACTTCGTAGCCTTCTGAAAACTGAGCGCCGTACAAAATGTTCTGTTCGCAATCTTTCGGATGCATCCATAACTGTATGAAATCGACTGTTTCAATCTCAATGAACTCCATGCTGCACCTCCCACTGAATCAAAGGCTTATGATTCTTTTTTAGATAAGCATTGGCTACTTTTAAATGATGTAGTGGCGGATGTGTGTTCATGAAGTTGATAAACATTTCTTCTGAATCAGTAAATTTAATTTTTTTAGTACTTATCAGATATAAGAGGCTGTACTTATAAACGCTCACAAAGAGATATGCAGTGCTGTTCGGCACTTTACCTTTGACAGGGTCACAATCTTTTAACGTGGCTTCCAGTGCCTGCAGATAATCCATTACGCTGCCCATTTAATACATCCTCTGAGTATCTTTATAGAAAGTAACTGTGGCGATACCCTGAGGTCCGTCTTTGTTTTTACCGACAATCACTTCAACTTCACTGATGTTATCGTCTGTCTCTTCGTCACGGTTATAATAATCATCCCGGTACAAAAACATAATCATGTTGGCATCTTGCTCAATCTGCCCGGACTCTCTAAGATCACTCATATTCGGTCGTTTATCGTTTCGTGTTTCTACAGCCCTGGAGAGCTGACTGAGTGCGATAATTGTTAAATTCGGTATTTCATTACTGAGTATCTTTAACTCTCTGGAGATTTCTGATACTTCTTCATATCTGTTATTTTTACGGTTATCACTACTCATCAACTGCATGTAGTCGATAAATACAATCTTGTCAGTATCATCATTCATGCCCTGGACCAGTGACCGTATTTTGTTTGGAGTGAATGCTGCATCATCGACGATGTTAATATTCATCTTGCTGTACAATCCTATGGCAGCAGTCACTTTGTCGATGTCTTCGATGGTCATCAGCGCTGTCGGGTTTTTGAACTTGTTCAACGGTACACCGCTAAGATTTGAAAGTATTCTGCGTGTGACGACTTTTTCAGTTGTTTCAGCACTGCAGAAGATAACCTCTGTCTCATCCGTTTGGATATTCATAGCCATTTGTAAGGCGAACGTTGTCTTACCCATAGATGGACGTGCAGCGATGATATTCAGCTGATTCATTTCGATACCGTCAATCAAGTTATCTAAATTAGTGAAATCTGTTTTGATAATCGGAGATGAGTTATCTTCGAATAGTGATTCGAACATATCTTTTAGAACTTCGGTCTTCTTACCGTTATGATCAATAGCCAGTTTGCTCAGCCGTTGAATTTCTGCATTGATGCCCTGGACTGTTTCCGGAGACTTTGCGGATTGATACTCTTTAATCTTTTTATCAATCTCTCGAAGTTTATAATTTTCGAGTGTCTTCTCCTGGTCTTTCTTAAACGTTCTCGGATTTACGATATCGATGATATCAATTGATGCAATGTCGTTAACAAAGTCGTAACCGCCGTATACTTCCGGAGATTCAACTGCGCTTGATAATAAGTCTTCGTATGTGAATTCTTGATTGCGGATAATCATGTTCGCGATGTTTCCGTGTCTTTCATCTTCAAAGTAAATCGGCTCGAGCATGAATTCATTTCGTAATTCCGGAAACTTGATTAATTTTGCTAATACTAACTTTTCAAAATACATCGTTTCGTTAGTCACCCAACACACCACCCATCGCTGCTTTTAACTTTTTTAATTTTTCTTCTCTAAGTTTTGCAGTTTCTGGATTCGACTTTTCTTCCATCACTTTTTTGTAGTCTTCGGAATAGTCTTGTGTAAATTTTGCTCTTGGCGGATAAGCCAGGATGTCAGCAAGTGCTGGAGGGTATGGACTGTTGTCTGAATGTGTATCTAATTTTTTCATCGTCAGATTGAAATCGCCTTTGCTTATTTTTGTAATCCATTTATCAGCAAAGTCTTTTCTATACTCGTCAGTTCCTTTTGAATTGAATTGAGGGTAATAAGCAATAATTGTTTTAAAAACCTCTTTGGCTTCTTCTCTCTCCACACTCATCACAACCCATCAAGATAATCGTGTCCGACTGATGTATTACCTGTAGCAGTTGTGTTTTCGTATACGTTATTATCTTTATAAGAATGTTCGTCCATGTACTGCTCCTGATTAAGGAACTTAGCAGGGTAGGATTGGTATTGCTTATCTTCGATGCTCTTTAGATAATTGATTGTGCCTTTTTCGATTGTTTCGTAATCATGTTTCTTTAAAGCTGAATTAAATGCACTGAGTGCTTTTGGTCTTGCTTTCTTTTTGTTGTATAAATCCCACCAGCTCTCGAAGAGAGCATTATCTTTTATCTCTTTGTTATTATTAATACTGTTACTTTTAAGACTGTTAATATTATTGGTTATGTTTTCCGTCGTCGGTTTTCCCGTCGTCGGTTTTCCCGTCGTCGGGTTTTGTAACGACGGTACTTCATTGAACAATTGGTATATATTGTTTTTGAAAGAGCCTTTGCCAAGTCTTTGCTGAGTCACTTTGATATAGCCTTTTTGTTCTAATATTTCTCGATGTTTGTTATAGCGTTGCCTGCTAATTCCAAGTGATGATGTGATGAGAGAAACACTCGGGAATGCCGTATCCCCGTTACCTGTAAAACTACAAAAGAATGAATAAATCGCTTTGGCTTCAATGCTTAATTCTTTATCAAGCATTACCTTCTTTGGAATGATGCCGTAGCCTTTACTGAGTATATTTATCGTTTTAAAGTTCTTATCATTTTCCATAAATAACGCTCCTAATATGTGATATAATTGAATAGTGATGTAATTGATCGCACCGACTCCAATCGGTGCGTTTTTATTTGGCTTTTTTTAGGTAACCTGCTTCTAACTTCTTCGTGTACTTCTTTAAGTTTTCGTAATCCTTCATGATGGACTCGTTTAATGCTTCGGCTTCCTGTCTTTTCTGCACTTCCAGTTTATTTTTTCTTCTGAGTGTTTCAGATTCTGACCGGAAGAAATCGACTTGGCATTGCATTGATTTAACAGCTGATCTCCTTCTTCTTAATATCATGTCTTTACTCCTCCTCTAGTCCATATACTTCTGAATAGATTGCATCTTGCACTGGGTCAACGACTGCTGCACGATAAGCGATGATAGAACCGAATGTGATTGTGAGTATTAGGAACAATGAAACGATTGTTTTTACATCTTTTTTGGTCATCCTGTTATGCCTCCTCTTGAATCCCGCTGACAATATATTTAGTTGCTGATGCCGGTTCCCATAAGTTCAAGTATTCAAGTGCTTTATCGAAGTGTTTTTGTTTCAACTGAGTACGTGTCTGAATACCGCACACTGCGTTTAAACCGCTATTAATATCTTTGTATAGCTGCCTCTTTACGTCTTTGTGATTGGCATATCCCAGCACTTCAATCGTTTGACTTACCTTTCTCTGCACTTTCCTGGAGATGTAGTCGTATTCACCTGCACCGAGTGTTACATCGTTTTTTAGATACTCGACATCTTCCACGATTGTCTCGACTCGCTTATTGGTATGTTCCAATGCTTCAAACTGCAGTCTTAAAATGGCCATTGGATCTTTCGGTGTTACATAACTTCCGGTCTGTCTGATTTTCGGTAGTACCTCATTCGTCACCCAGCGTTTAAATCTTTTGGCTGCCGGCAAATCACTTCTGAATATGAGTGAATACACTCCAGACTCATTAATGACCGACATGTGACGTGTCTGACCTGATGCACTGATTCGGTGCACCAGCTTATCTTCTGTATCGACATGTGCTCTGATGGCGTTGTCTGCTCTTTTATAACCGAGTAGATCCGCAACATCCTTACCTACAAAAAATGGAGTTTCATCAATAAGTAACGTTCGTACATCTTTATTTTCAAAGTTAAATATTTGTAATCGACTCATACCGCACCTCATTCATTAATATTTGATAATCGCCGGTTTGCTCTTGCCCGAGATTTAGTTATTCAGCGATTTCAGTTAAAATGTCTTTCATGAATTGCTTAGCTTTCTCAGTTTCCCAGAGAACCTTACGGCCTTTTTTATACTCACATGATTTTAATCGTGGGTCCTTTTGAAAAATTTCTTCGAAATATGATTTGCTGATACACATGTTGTTACACAAAGTTTCTTTATCGACGAACCAAAGACCTTTCATTACTTCGCCTCCTTTGGAAACTCGCGTTTATGCGAGTTAATCATCAAAAAAAATATTCATTGCTTCCTTTTTCGATAGTTTCAAATGCTGTTTAATACGTTCTGCCTCACCTATACTGAAGGTTTCGCCATTTCTGCGCATCTTTCTATATAGTGTAGAGGTATCTATATCAATTGCTTCAGCTAATTTTTCCAGGTTTGTATTTCTTTTTCTAATTTCATTCTTTAGTTTCTCTACCCTAACCATATCAACCCTCCTAAAAGTCGCACATATGCGAGTTCTTAATTACAACTATAACATTACAGAATTATAAGTCAACAATTTTATCGCATTTATGCAATTTATTATATTGCAAATATGCAACTAATATTATAAGATGAATCCGAGGTGAAAAATATGGACGTTGGTAAAAGAATTAAACAGAGAAGAAAAGAAATTAAAATTAGTGCCGAGGATTTAGCAGAAGCAGCAGAGGTATCTCCATCTACAATATACAGATATGAAAAAGGAGATATAGAGAATATGCCGACTCCTGTACTTGATAAAATAGCACGTAAATTAAGAGTATCCCCTAGTTATTTAATGGGCTGGGACGAAGATTATACTATCGCTGCTCACATAGATGATGATGTTACTGAAGAAGAAATGCAGGATATTAGAGATTATATTAAATATATAAAGTCAAAAAGAAGTTAAACAAGGGTGAGTATATGCAAAAGTTAGAACAGCTAGCATCGATAATACCTGATGTGAAAGTGACGTATGATCACTTAATGCCGAAAGCTTTGGCTGGTTTATATTCTACTAATAGAATTAGATTAAATGCTCGTAATGATTATTATAAGAACGTTGAGGTTTTAGCTGAAGAAATAGGTCATCACTATACTTCTTTTGGTGATATCAGTGATTATTCAAATATTAATAGTATGAAGCAGGAACAGCGTGCCAGGCGATATGCCATAAAATTAATTCTTCCCTTAGAGAAATTGATAGAATGTTATCATTCCGATGTTTGGGGAGACAAGTATGAAATCTGTACTCATCTTGAAATTACACCTGAATATTTCGATTCGGCAGTAAAAGATTATATTAAGAAATTTGGTCACTATGTAAAATATGACGGTTATAAAATATCTTTTGAACCTTTAAGTATTGAAAAATTATATTAAGGGAGGTGGTTTCGAATTTATCCAACGCTCTTGCCCGAGTAGGAGGATACTATGGAGATTATTGAAAAAGGTAAAATGCATTATGCTTTGTACAAATATAAAATTAAGTCTGGTGAATTTTGGGGTTATCGTTTTAAATATTACGATGATTCAAATGCTAGGAGAGAAAAAAGAGGTTCTAAGTTTTTATCTGAACGAGATGCCTTTGAAGATCTTGTGCAAGTCCAATCAGATATAAATAAAGGACTAATATCTAATGCTAATGATTTCACTGTTGCGCAATGGTATCAGAAACATATAGATATGAATAAGCCGGATGAAAATGGTTTAAATGGTAATTGGTCAGAAAACACTTATATAAATAGGCTAAGTACTTTCAATGAGTATATTAAGCCCTTAATAGGTGATATAAAGATTAAGAAGTTAACACTCTCGCTCTATCAATCACTGTATATTGATGAGCTAAAGAAAACATTAGCTCCATCTACAGTTGAATTATATCATCGATTTGTGAAGATATCTCTGAATGCTGCAGTGAAGTATAAAGTTATACCGGAGAATATCAGTCAAGATGTAACGCTCCCTAAAAAGCGTGAAACTGATGGTGATAAGTTTATAGATGTAGATGAACTTAAAATTGTGCTCAATGATTTTAAAGAAAACGAAAATATAACGAATTATACAATTGCAAAATTTATTGCTTATACAGGCATACGCATCGGAGAACTACGGGCATTAAAATGGAAGAATGTTGATTTCGATAAGTCTAAGATTCAAATATATGCACAAATGACTAAACATAAGTACGGGCCAACTAAAAGTAACAATAAACGTATTTTACCAGTAGATTGCGAAGTCATGAATTTATTAATGGATTACCGTATGTGGTGTGTGAAACGTAAGTCTGGAATTTTAAATCAGGATGACTTTATTTTTATTAGTCCGCAGAAAGGCACCGTAGTTGGTGCTAACACTGTTATGTATGCATTTGATAGAAGTGAGAAAAGAACAGGGCTATCTGTAACAGCTCATACTTTAAGACACACTCACTCAGCTGTTTTAATAATGCAGAACAGATCATTGAAAGCCATATCTAAGAGATTAGGTAATAGCGAAGAAGTGTTGAAATCTCACTATGGTCATGTAATAGATAGTGTAGATATTGATACGATGAATGCATTTTCAGATGCACTGCAAGATAACCCTGGGGCTGATGCTGGGGCTGATTTGAAAAATATAACTGAATATCGTTGATATAACAACGTTTGTAGAGTCCTTTGTGTACTACTCAAGATAAGCTGAATTTAAAAACACCGAAATCATATTTTATGGTTTCGGTGTTTTTTTGTAATATTTTATTCGTTTTCCCCAAGACTGAATATCACTTTGTCTGTTATAAAATCAAAGTTGTCAGGTTCAACATCTTCATTCACGATGTAGCTTTTATGGCGCATAAGCAGTTTTTGAGTAAAATTTCTCGCCCAGCGTCCATTTGATTTTTCACTATCTTCCAGCTGGTCGTATTCACTGATTACAGTCATTCTTAAGAAATCTTCATTGAATCTCCATTGGCCCTGCAGCATATTGAATACGATATCTGCTACATTTTCTGCAGTATAGGCCGGAAATTCAATCGTATACGGCACACGTGATTTCAGACCTTCATTTGAATGCATAAAACGGAGCATATCTTCTGTATAGCCGGCAAAAATAACAATAAATTTATCTCTCTTATTTTCAAGTTCAGTAATTAAAGTTTCTATCGCCTGCTTACCGAAATCATTTGGACTGTTTTCCATCGACAGCTGATAGGCTTCATCTATAAACAGCACCCCGCCCATCGCTCGTTCTATAACATTTTTTGTATTCTTCTCAGTGTGACCAATATAAGATCCGACAAGATCACTTCGATCGACTTCGATTACTTTATCTTCCGGAATAATATCCAGCTGTTTAAAGAATTTAGCAATCAGTCTGGCAATAGTCGTTTTACCTGTACCCGGCGGCCCGGTAAACATCATATGGTAAGATGAATTGCCGATTTCCATACCGCGTTCTTCAAACATTTTATTAGCCTGGGCTTCTTTAATTAAACCGCTGATAAAGGACTTCACATTATCCAGTCCTGTTAATTGATTTAACTCAGTATACAGCGCCTTCAATCCGCCGTCGCTATTTTCATCTGCACCGAGCATGTTCGTCCAATCCTCATCCGTAATTTTTAAAAAGTCTTCTGAGTCTGCAGTGGATTCAGCTACTCTATTGGATTGTTCCAATATAAGCTTTTCATTAAAATTACGCACAAACCTGGCATTGCTGTTGTCTGATGAACGCCTGTACATTTTCTTTAGTTCCTTACTATACTTTTGATGATCAAATTGGAAATGTTCATGTTCCAGTTCTTTAATGCCGATTTCAGCTAGTTCTTCTGCTGAATAGTCTTCAAAATCAAAATAATGCGGAATTCTCGATTTCAGTCCCTGATTCATAGTAAAGAAATCGTACATTTCTTTCGTATAACCGGCAAAGATGACCATGATTTCATCCCTGTTATCTTCCATATATTTTAATATTGTATCGAGCGCTTCCTGACCGTAGTTCGTCGTCCCGCCTTCAGCGTTTAAAGTATACGCTTCATCGAGGAAAAATACACCGCCATGAGCAGCTTTTAATTTTTCTAATGTCTGCTCTGTCGTTTTTCCAAGATAGCCTGAAACTAGATCTTGTCTGGATACTTCAACAAAATTGCTGTTTTTCAGCACACCTTCTTCATAGAGCACCTGGCCGACCAGTCTCGCTACCGTTGTTTTACCTGTACCCGGATTGCCTAAATATACTGAGTGTAAAGAAGACTGCCTGACTGGCAGACCATTTTCTTTTTTTGTCTGATTCACCCGCGCTAAATTAATAAATTTCTTAACAGATGATTTAACTTCATTTAAACCAGTTAAATTAAACAGTTTCTTTAAAGCCTCCCCTTTTTCAAGTTCCGGTTTGCTGTCTTGATTTTGATCATGTAACTGTTTATTTTCAAAGGTCTGCACGTTCAGCTCCTTTACATTAATATTATCCCCTTCAACGGTATAATTCCCGCTCACTTCAGCTGTAATTAACTCAGCGGCTGTTTTGCTCGTTTCGATATTTAAACTTGAATTGTCTACTTTGATTAACGGTGAATATGGTGAAGTCAGTACTTGAACCTCTGCTGAAGAATTTTCTTTAAGCTGCATTGCAAAATTCGGCGGTGCGATAATAATATTCAATTCTTCAGCTTTAATCACGCTATTCTCATACAGTTCAAAAAAACTGTGAAGTGTTAATCTTCCTGCAGTATTCACTTTTGAGTCTTTGGAGAATATCCCTCGTATTTCACTATTTTCTATCGTGGCTGTACTGCTGTTTAATTCAAGACCAAAACCATTCGTTCTTAAATTTACGATTTTACTATTTCTCATTTCTAATTTTGAATTAAAGAGTCTCAGCGGGTTATCTATTTTATCGCCGGTAATATCACCTTGATTAATCACTATTTTACTGTCTGTAACATACAGGTTCCGCGGATCCGAAGCGTGATAAAAATTATAGTTGACCTTATCTGATACCATCGTTGACTGTTCTTTAATAAAAGCACCATGTCTTACTTTAGTGTTATCCAAAAAGATTTCAGAATTCGTTATGACATAACCGTCTATTTTAGATCTGTGTATAATCCCTTTGCTTTTATTCTTCAGCTCAACAGCATAACTTTTCCCAGCTTTTTTAACTATATAAGCGTCATTCGCTTCAAGTATGCCGTCGTTAATCATCACCGGACTGCCTGAACGATTGCTGCCAACGATAGTCACATTATATAGATTCAGCTTGCCCCCTTCGACGTATATCCTTTCTCCGGCACGTTCGTCAGTTAAGGAAAAATCCAGCGTCAGATTTCTCAAAGTCAATTCACCGTAAACCGACATACCTGCACTGATTTTCACATTCTGATTATCACCGCCGGTAATTTCCAAAAAGCCCGATTTGGGCACAGTTAAACCGTCGATTAATGTATGAAAAGGTTCAGTTTCCGATAAAATGATGCGATCGTTATTTCTAATGGTTTTAAAAATATCCTGAAATATGATTTCACCTTTATTATTGCCTACAAATATATCTTTTCCCAT